CATGATTCTAAAGTACCAACCATACCGTTGAGGCCACAGCAGGTGGTAACATCTTTAAGCTCAGCATGTCGCTTCTCAAACGTCTGGCGATCGTACTGCCAAAACGCGCGATTAGCGCCTCGAATCGCATCCGCTGCGATTTCCTCTGGTAAAGTATCAACCCCTTTGCGACTCATAAAATTATGAAGGGATTTGGAAATAGACGCTTCTTCCAGAGGAGCCATGTAAGCTTGTCGTTTGTCGCACCATACAAAACCACGCTTCAAGAAAGTGATTTTATCCTCATCAACGAAGTCGGTTAACTCAGCCTCCTTGTCGGCAGGAGTATAAGTAATACCGACTTTCTTAAGTTCTTCTGCAACAGTACGCATATTGAACCTATCAGAAATCGAATCATCAACACGACAAAAGTTGTCATCTCCATAACACATCAGCCAAACATAATCGGCAAAAGTTCCGGCCACACATTCTCCGTCAAAGATAGAATAGAAAACGTATCGCATGTAAATGGAGTTAATAATGTTGTTGATAATCACGGTGAGAGGATGACCGCTAGGATTCGATCCAAAGAGCATGACAAACACACCATCATATTCGTACAGAGGTTGCGAAATCTCACTTGCAATACCTCGCATAATATTGATCTGTCTGTCAGTGTATCCAGCTTTCCGTGCAACAGCAATGAGCACTTCAAAGGCAGCTAAAACCATCTCTGAAGTAACGCTCTTGTCGTATGCTTTGTAATCGCCGTCAAAACACTTGCCCTTTCGAGCCTTGAAAGCACGAGCAAGTTTATCCCATTCCGGGCTCTCAGCATTAATGCCGACAGCACACTCCAACTTGCCGTTTGAATCCTGAATCAAGCGCACAATTGAAAGATAATACTTTCGAACCAGTAGAGTGAACGCTACCTCACTCCCAGCAAATACACGGATTTTGTCCTTCGTATACTTGGTAGGCTCGTCTTTCAAATTGCCCCTAAAGATGTTGTGAATACGTCGTCCTTCAGCTAGTTCATTCTCCATGTATTCCATCTCTTTTCTGACCTGATCGTCGTTAAAATCCCAGACGACGGTCGTGCCGGGAACTTCTCGCTCACTCTCATGAACGAAATGTTTTTTCGCCTTATTCAATGGCCAGCCCATTGAGGTATTCCAGTCCAGGTGATCTACAGAGGCAACTCCGTCGACACCTGAAACTATCGTATCCCAATCATACGGGTGCACCAAGTCTAATTTCTCTGGATTTTTATCTAGATAATCCATCACGAAGTCAGTATAATCTTCGCGAGCTTGGCGCAATAACCTTTGTTTCATACGACCTTTTGGCAACGCCATGTGGGCAAAATCGCGATGCCAATGTTTCCAAATAAAATCAGAACGGGGAGGACCATGTTTCCGCGGTAGATCCATTATTCCTTCCACCGCATCAGAAATTGGACTCTTCTTAACCTGAGAGTGAAATTTCACCGTTCCTTTTTCATGAGCGCCAAAGACCATGGCGCCAGGTCGTTGTCCGTCTGCATCATCAG